GGATACCATTCAAGGCCAAGGTCGTTAGCCACTATGTTCGTAAACTCCCTATCCGTAACGGCAAGGCTGTCGGAAACTATCTGACGGGAATATCGGAGTAGATTGCCCTCGGTCGTATCCGTTCCGATGATGATGCTTTGCACGTTGCCCAGCAAATCGGAGTAGCTGCTCCCCGTTGCTATTCCCTCCAATAGCGCGTTTCTTAGCGGCTCTGTCAGGTATTGGGTCGGTACATTCTGCGCGATGTTCCTAAGGCTGTCAGACGCGGCCTGTGCGTACCGTGCCGAAGCGAACCCCGACACGCTCGGAGGCGTACCGGTTGCGGCCTCAAAGTAGGCGATTGTTCGCCCCTGTTGAAGTTGGAACTCTTCGGCCAACCCCGTGACAAGTTCAGCGTATTCACTACGCGTAAGGAATCGGGCAAGTTCCGAAATGATTGTATCGACCGTTGCGAGGTTCTGCGTTGTCATGGTCAGCATTCCGCCCTCTGTTTCAAGGGATGCGGTCAGCCGTTGAAGCCTTGCCAAAAGCGAAGGTTGCAACCTCATCACTCCCCGCGCCCATGATTCGGGTACGGATTGCAGCGCGTCAACCTTTGCCTTTATTGTGGATTGAAGGCTCAATTCACCTTGACTATGGTAACGTATTCAAGTACAATATCGTCCACAGTTGCCGTGCCGTTCTGCCCCGTTATTGTGACCACAACGTTGACGGCCCCCGCAAGCCCTGTAATGTCACCAACTGCAACCGCTGACACGCTTCCGCTGTTGCTTATGGTTGCCATTCCTTTGACCCTTGCCAGCGTTGTTGAAACCCTCAAAGCGTCAAACTCAACAAGTACCCTTGCATCGTTCGGGGTCGTGTCAGTTGGTGAGGCCGTTGCGCTATTGTAAACCTCAACCCCGTCAAATTTCAGCTTTATGGTTTTAACGTGGTTGTTTGCGTTGGTTGTGAATGCAGCCGATATTCTTCGCGTTTCACCGACCTCCCATCGGCCCGTTGGCCCTGTGTATAGCGTTTCCTCACTTGTTACAGCTGTTGTTCCAACGGGAATAATAACGCTATCGAGCAAAGGTGACACGCGCCCAGCCGCCACAACGTCCTCAATCGCAGCCCGTCCCGCGTTGCCCGACTGGTCGTAAATTGTAACCTGTTGCCCTGTGGTGATTGCACCCGCCACGATAACGGCAAGGTCTGTAACGTTGATTGTATTAGCCATTGTAGGTAAGTATTAGTCCGTTGATTGCTTCTGCCTTATTGCTTACTCCGCCACCCCATGAGAGGCCACCCGTGCCGCTGAATGTCACCCCGAAGCCGCCCGTCTCACAACCGATGTCAGCCTTTGCAGCGCATGGCCGTTTCTCAGTTAGTTCGGTCTTATCGCTGAATGTCATGGTAACGGTCGCAAAGTCCGTGTCCGCTTCAAGTGATGGGGTCGGGTACTCATCGTCCTCACAATGGGACAAACGGCCATTGATATAGACGTTATCCAATGCGATAAGCGTCTGCATGAAATCATGCACGTACTCAGGCGCACCGAATAGCAGCGACCTTGCCTTTCTCAACCGTGCGTAAGGTACTACCCGCTTGCCCGTGGCGTATTCGTATTGCGTCCGCGTTGACGGATACCCCGTACCTCGCAAAGTTCCCTCTATACGGATTGAAGGTTTGAACCCCGAACCGTCAAAGCCGAAGCCTAACTGGTTGCCATTGCCGCAGGCCTCAACAAGTACGGTGCAGTTGTTGCACGACAAGGCATCCGTAAAATTGAACTGAGCCGATTGGTAAGTGATAATCGGCTCACTCGCCTCAATGCTGAAATCTTCAACAACAACCGCATGCAGACCACCCACCAAACCAAACACAAAGCGCAAATCCTGCGGCAAATCGTTCGTGGCCGTAACCGTTAGCGTCTCGGTATAAACCCCGTCCGCGTTTCTCAGGATTCCGTTAGCCGTTCCAGATGCAAGGCGGAAAGTATCACCAACGGCCATGCCTGAAAGCGTGTAGGTGATGTCGTACTCAACGCCTACACATAACACGTCCTTACGTAGCACCGTGACCGCACTAACCCCGCTATTGGTAACGGTCATCTCGCCACCGCTAACATCTACGTTGCTCGACCCGCCCACGCTGACCACAAACTGGTTAGGCGTGTCGAAGTCGTCACCGATGAACCCGAACTGCGAACATTGACAAGGGTCGTAAACGGCTAACGTATAGCAACCGAATGGAGTCCCCGCTGTGATTAGGTCAGCCCAATCCACCTCCATCGTAATGAACCCGTCCGTTATCGTTTCCGTAATTGAAGACCCAATAGGAAAGGCCGTGCCATCGGGTGCGACTATTGAAGTCCTAACGTCCGAACTGATAGGCCTGACTATCACGTTCTGCAATGCACCACCGTTAGCCGACCCGAAGAAGAAGTTGAGGTTAGTCATTCCCGTGGCATCGAATACCACGGACTTCTGACCACCGAACGTGTAGAAATCAATGATGCCAAGGTTAGAACTAAGCACCATCGACCCGACATTGACACGCAACCCGAACGTCAACTCAACAAAACCCGTCAATGCTATGGCCTGTTGAATGTTGCCGCCACTTCCAACGGGTGAATTAGCCCACCCGAAAGAATACGTCCATGCACCCGTTACCGTCCACCCCGTGCCGCCCGAGGTGAAGTCTCCATTCGTTAGGACGTTGTTAGTGTTTCCGCAAGCCCCGTAAGTGAACTGGAACATAGTCCTATCCGTGGGGGCTATCTTCTGAATCCAAGAACCGCACGGCAAGGTGCAGTTATCCTCTAATCCGAAAGGTAGGGGCTGGTATGGGATTAGTCCGAGGCTCATTAGCTGTTGCCAAAGTTAGAACGAATAAGCCAATCCGTGTTGCCGTTTTCCAGTTGCCGTGTCACGTCCTTAATGTACCCCTGCACCTCGCCTCCGTTGTAAGTCACGGTCATTGATTTGAATTGCTCATTCAGAAAGTTCATCCATTGCTCCGAGGTCATCGGGTATTCGTAGGACGTTTCAATCAGTAGGTTATCGTTAGGGTTATACGTCTGCTCAAAGGTGAACGGGTCGAACACTTTGAAATAAGACTCTGTGAACGTCTGAATGTTTATAGTGGTATTGCCGTCCGTTATTGCCCCGATAAATAGCCTATCAGTAGCATTAGCGAACACCAACGCCTGACCGAAAGCCTTAGTCGCTGTCTGTGGCACTAAGGTAACGTCCTCAGTTACCGTCTGCATTATGGTTGTTTCTATGTAGTTATTCAGCGCATCAAAGCGGCCCACTATCAGATAAGCGTCCACGTTCTCCGTGAATATAACCTCCGCATGTACCGTGAAGATAGCTGAGACGGGCGCGGAGTATCCCGTAACGGGGCCGTTGAAGATGAACAAAGGCGGGTCGAGCGTCTGCAATGTTTCAACGCTTTGTGTAATGTTTCCCCCAGGGTCTTCACCGTTCGGGAACGTGCTTAAAGGGAACTCCAAGAAAGCGGCCCTTGCACCGAATAGGCCCGTGACAGGAACCCAAACGGGGCTAAGTTCTGTTATTGCAACCGCCTCAGCTTGATTGTTTCCCACTCCGAGAAACTGCACAATAGGGAACGGTACACCATTGCCCCATCTGTTAGCCACTTCAAAATTAGTCAGGCTGTTATTGTAAAAGCGTTGGGTAGTGTCGGTCGGGTTCGTGTAGATAACCGTTACGTTGCTGCTGTCAAAGCAAACGAGCGCAATATCCTTGTCGATTCCGTCATCGTCCTGCCCGCCCGCTGTGGTGGGTAGGGCTATCTGAATGCGATTAGTGTCCGTGACCAATTCGCTCATGGTCAGGTCTAAGTTCGCCTTAGTGTTGCATTGCCCCAATAGGTGGAACTCCTCTTCCTGCCATGCGTAAAAGGTAGCGGGTGGGAAGTATTGGTTGTTGTATTCCAACGGGTCGGTACGCTTACTCCCGAACTTCATAATAGCATAGTACTGACTCAACACCGCCTTTTGACTCAACTCATTCACGTCCTCAAATACGGTCGTGCCAAGCTGCTGACGGAAGTAGGCCACGGGTTCAATCCTCAAAGCGGGTTGACCGTTGACTATCTCAGGGGCAAAGGCAAGGTTGTAAAGACTACGGGCATCACCGAACAAATCCTGAAAGTTGATACGCGGCCATTCATCATTTGCGCCCGTCCTAATCTCTTGCCCCACAACCAAAGTAGGGATACCGTCCTCCGTTGCAAATGCAGGGTTAAGGTAGTCACTTACCATTGTAATGATACCGTCCGACATGAACGCTATAAGCATCCTCAACGCATCGTATAGCCTTACGCCTTGCCTACCTGTCGCATCCGATTGTGCGGGTATCGCGTTAGTGTCGTGCAACGAAAAGGTCAGGTTCGTTTGCGTTGCTGTGTAGGCCGAAATGTCAACATCATTCTTTGAACGTGGCACGTTTACGAATGCTTTGATTTCCTTGTTCTGGTCAATCAAAGAAAGAAAGCCCGAATCCACGACCTGCAAAGTAACCTCACATTTATCGGGCCTCCACTCAGCATCATTCAGGAATAGGTTTCCCGTTAGCCGCAACCCGCACCCGTCCTCAATTACGCAAGGCACGACCGAACAACCGTCCGCAAAGAACCGCCTCCGTAGATATGTGTAGTCCTCTCCGTAAAAGGTCAGGTCTCCGTTGAACTCTTCAAGGTAGCCGCCCAAGTCATCGGAGAAGTAAACCCGATGCGACATCTCGCGGAGTCCGTTAGGCTCTTGCCGTATTGAAAATTCAGGCGATGAAATACTAAGCATAGCCCCCGCGTTTCTGTGTGCGTTTGTCCAGTTTGTCGGCAAGCATCTTCAACCCGTAGACCGTGGCCGAACGGTTCCTGTCCATTGCCGCGATGATGTTGTGGTCAGATAGCTTGGCAGTCAGCCCGTTCAGTTCAGCACTTCGCCCCATGTCGGCAAAGCCCGAAAGCATGGCCGCGTCAATCGCAGGGCGAACGTATGTTTCCCGAATGATGTCGCCCAGCGTTCCATTTCTCATGCCCTCCAAAAGCGGACGGTATTTCTTTGTTTCGGCTGCTGTCATTACCGATTCGCCCTTTGAAAGTCGGGCCGTGATGCTATCACTTGTTTCCGTACCCGCACCTTGCAGACCGATAACGCCCTTTGCGAATTGTGGTAATGGCTGTGCGGAAATTACACCAATCTCAACCGCACCCAATGCAGCCGATAAAGCCGCAAGAATGTAGCCCTGTGGAGGCCCGACCGCAAGGGCGTTAACCACCGCAAGGGCAGTTCCTATGACAGCATTGAATATGGCAGCGGTCTTTGCGTCCTGTGCCTTTTCCCTTTCCAGTTGCCGCCTACGTTGGTCGTATTGTTCGCGGCTAATTTGCCCCGCTTCTAATTGATTGTCAAGGCTCGCTTGTTCCTGCTCATGCCCTGCCATAATTGCGGAGGTTATGGCGTTGTTGATTTCCAAAAGCTGCCCGAAAAACATTTCAGCGTTGGCAAGGTCTTCATCTCTTGCCTCCTGTTCTGCCTTCTTTCGCTTTTCCAAAGATGCTGCATGGTCGGCATCCTGCCCCTCCAAAAAACGCTTATACAAAGCGTCCGCATCGTCCAATATCTTGGCCTCGGATTGAGCAAGTTTAAGCCGTTCCGATGTTGCCGCCAAACCGAACCCTTGGAGTAGGGTAATCTGTTCGCGTAACCTGTTGCGCTCAATCTCTTCCAATACCCGCGCCCGTTCCTGTGCGTCCGCTATCTCACGGGTTGCGCTAATCTGCTGCTCATCGTAGAACGCATTGATAGCGTCCATGCGCATGTTCATCGTCTCCAAGAATGCAGCGGTGTACTCCTCTTGCATCCTTCGGGCGTTATCAATCCTGTCCTTTTCAGCCTTTGCCGCTTTCTCAGCCTCCTCACGTGCCTTACGCGTGGCCTCCGTCTCTTGGCCAATTAGTCGGGCCAACTCTTCCCTAAGTGGTGGTAAAAGTTTGTTAATTTCATAAACCCTTTCAACCGAAGTGCCTTGGGCCTCCTGCTCCTCAGTCAAGTCCTTTATTGCTTTTGTGTAAAAGAAAACGTTGCGGATTTCATTTGCATCAAGCGCGTTAGACTTTTCCTTTTTGCCTATCAACTGCTCCGTGGCCGCTATGTATGCACTTGTCCAAGACAGTTTCTCAATGGACTCTTTTCGCTGCTCTTTAAGTATGCTCAACTCCTTGTTGCCGTCCTCAATGATTTTACCAGCCTGCGCAATCTGTTCCTTTGCCGCAGCTGACCTGAATTTAAGGTTTGAGTTTGAAGCGTTCTGATATACGGTTTCAGCGGCTGCGACTTTAGCCGTTATCGCTACCCTCTGCGCTTCAATGTCCTGAATGGTTTTCAGTAACCTTTGGGATTCAGTCCGCTTCTGCGCCAACTTTTCCTCTAATGCCTGTTGCTTTACCGTTTCATCATTGATGCCTCGCATTTCATTAGTGACCACGCCCAACGCGTAGGACACTTGTTTTGCGCGTTCCTCCGTTCTTAGTAATCCCGCTTTACTTTGGCTGTCGTCTATTATCTCAAAGAATTTAGCTGCCTCAATTACGGCTGCGCCTATCGACTGCTTTATATTGTCCCACTTAGTTGATAGCTGCGCAATGTGGTCGGCCGTAGTGTCGGCCTGTGTTCCCATCTTAGCCATTTCAGCCGTTGCAATCTCACCAACTGCCCTTGCAACATCCCCCACGCTTGCCTGTTCCGCACTTAGCCCCGCGAACTTTTCGCGCAGGGCAACCGCGCTAATTCCGAGGTTGTCAAGGATAAGTGGGGACTTACGCCCGATACCCAATATAATGGAGTCAACAAGGTAGTCAACGCTTTCGCCCGTTTCCCTCGCCCTCGCCTGTGCAAACGCGAAAAGGCTTGCAAGTTGGTCAAGTGGTATCTGAAAGTTGGAGGCTTTTACAGCGTTCTGCATCAACTGCAAATCGGTCACAGTACCCCGTGTGGCCTTACGCAGCCCGTCAAGTATCTGTGGGGAACCGATACGCTTGAACGCCCTTTCAACGCCCTCTGCACTTGCGGCAAGTTTGACAGACTCACGGGCAAAGGCAACAACGCGATCAAGTGTGAACGCTATCCCGACCGCAGCGGCAAGGCTTTTCATCTGCGTGGTCAGAGATGTCACGCTTGCACTCATACCGCCAACCGCCTTTGCACCTTTGCCAAAGTCAGCCTGTGCATCGTCACCTACTTTGTTCTGCGCTTTGTCTAACGCATTAACCTTAGATGTCAGGTCATCAACCGCCTTTTTGTACTGCTCGACCTCCGCGCGGTATACCGCTACTATTTCGTCTGCCATCTATTCGCTCTTGACGTTTGTCCTTGACAAAAGTAGCTAATTCCACCATGAAATCCCGCCTTGACATTTCGGCCACGGGTGTCCTTGGCTTGTTATGCTTGTCAATGGCACGGACGAACTCATCCCACGCCAAGCGGTCACGGCTTATTCGGTCGGCAACTTCTCGGAACGATAATGCTTGAGTTGCAGGTTCAGCCTTTCCAGTTCGGTTTGATAAGCCTGCCAGAGTTGTGTCGATTGCTCTTTGGAAACTGGATGATTCGTTAGCAAACTTGCGAACATGGGCAGACGAAAAAAAAAGCGGCCCTCCTCTGTTTCAGTTTTCAGAAACTCACACTTCTCGGAGTGGATTGTCGGGTTCACCTTGACCGTATCCTCATCCTCACGAACGTAGTTGATAGCGATGATGTTGACCACCGCGTCAAGGTTAACAATGCGTTTATTCAGTTCGGTCAGGCTTGCAATTACCCCACCCGCTTTGACTATCTCGGACTTGGCAAGGCAGACGGTCAGCGTGTCCATCGCCTTTTCAAACAGGTCAGGAGTCAGCCCAGCGGCCAAGAATTGCATGGATGTTTGCGCCTCCGCTAACCGCGTAATGGGTACATCTTGCGGGTCTTTGAACGAATAATACCAACGCCCTTTGTCATCCTGAAATTCCGCAACCATGCCTTGCCGTATCTGCTTGGCCGCGTGTCGTCTGTAAAGGTCGCAAAGGCGTTGTTCACCGATTAGGCGAATGAGTAAGTTCATCTTAGCTTTTTAAGTGTGTCTATTTCTGCTGTCAATTCATCCTCGTAGATGTCCTGATACGTGCCATTGCAGCCCGTTGTGTACGTCACCGTTCCGCCCATGTGGAAACGGATAGCTATAATCTGCACGGGCATCTGTTCGGGGTCGGTCTTAATGTAAACCAACTGCCCGAAGTTGAAGCGGTGTCTCATTGCGCCCACTTATTGAATAGCGTATTTACAAAGGCAATACCGAACACGGCAAGCGGCCACTCCCATACCTCAATCCCGAAAATAAAACAGGCTGTAAAGCCCCATACGGAGGCCATGCAAGTCGGGCAAGTGATTATAGGCTTGGCCCACCACTTCGGAAGGTAGTCGCCTATTCCCTTCGCCCCTTTGGAGTACGTGTACGCAAGTTCATCGGCTGCAATGTGCGCCCCGACAATAGCAGCCGAGACGGAAATGATAAATGGGATTAGCATGTCTCAACCGTTTCGTTAGTGCCTGTTATCCACCCGTTAACGTCTGCCCTGTGTTCAAACTTCAACAGATAGCAAAAGTCATAGCCTAACGAGGTCAATCGGTACTGCACCCCCGCCACAAAGTTAGGGGAGTCTGCAATTGGTATTGTCGCCACCCCGTTACCGTCAGTTACCCCGCTCCAAAAGTGAGACGAACCGTCAGCTTGATTGTCGAACCGCAAGGCTACCGAAGCGGACGGATTGAGTCCAGTCACGGCTAACGTGGCAAAGCATAGGTTTAACGGGTGCGTTTTGGCGCAAGGTGCGCACGGGTCTGTCGGGCAATATCCGCTCATCGTGGTCTGCTGTTGTGGAATTTACGCCACGAAGTTAGCGTTTTGCAGTTAACCAAGTAACGCCACGCATCCAAGTGGTCAGCACGTTGGGCATCCTTTGAACGGTTCTCTTTAAGTATCTTCCCATCAGCGCCTATTTCAACCGTCCTAAGGTCACGTCTAAGGTTCACCGCACGGGCGTCGACACGGAAGTCGTCAAAGTGCCTTAGCAGGTAGTTGCAATCCTCACGGCTATTGATATGGGTCGGGTTCGGTGGCAGGTCGAATTGCCTTTCAGATAGCAATAGCTGCCGTCTGATTAGCTGATAGGCTGTCGTGTGGTCACGGTGTGTCATGCTCCGCGCTGTGCCGTTACGGTCGCCTGTTATCGTTGCGCTCAGTACCGCGTTCCCTACCTTCTGCCTAATCCTGTCACAGCCCTCGTCAATCGTTCCACCGCTTATCGTTTCTTCGTCAAATACGTGGAAATGCCAGCCCTCAGCATCTTGCCAAATGTGGGAATAGACAATAGCGAACGGGTCAATGTTGAAGTCAAAGGATATGAACAGCGGCTTTGTCGGGTCGAACCCGCACGGCTTGAAATGCTTTGCCGTGTCCAACTGGATAGCGAAGGGACGTTCTATGTTCGGCTTGGCCGTCCAGTCACCGTATAACAGACGGGCGCGGTCGTAATCATCCAGCAGTTCCAACGTCTTTGTGTAGGACTTGCGGAGTTCCTCATCGGGGTTGTCGGCAATGGTGTAGAGCACCCTTGCGCGGTGCAATGGCAGGTCGATATAACGCCCCTCGTTATCCATCACATAACGATACTTTACCCAACTTTCCGAAGGGTTGCCTGTCAGCAGTAGTTCGGGCGTTATGCCGTGCCGTGCGTGGTTCAATCGCAGACGGGAAAGAACTATCTCCGCTGCCCTTTGATCAACCTCTGGTGCCTCATCAATAAACGCGTCCGTGTATTCCGTTGAGCCGAAGCGATTATAGTCAGGGTCGGACGGTTGGTAACTCATGTGCCTAAAATGCTGTTCCGACCCGTTCTCAAAGTAGAGAATGTGTTCCTGTGCGTTGTACCTGTAATGCGCACCCGACTCATAACCCATCGTTTTGAGCAGGTCGAAGTAGGTCTTCATGGTGGAATCCCTCAACGCGGTGAAGTCCCGCCTACCTATGAAGCCACGCGTGTCGGGGTACGATGTGCGCCTGTAAATCTGTCTCAGGCATCCAAGCCACGACTTGCCGCCTCCAGCACCTCCACCCGCGAACACCTCAATAGTATCGGGCCTTTCAAGTTGCCGCCACGCCTCCGCCTGTCTCGGACTTAATCGGATTCGGCTCATTCATTGGGTATCTCAATGATGGGGGAGGGAAACTCTGTAATGGTAACGTTATTGTCAACCGCCTGTTTTGGCATTCCGTAACGGTATCCAAGCCAAGTCTTAACGGCTTGCACGTCCCCGTCTTGGCACTTGTTCCACAGTGCAGTCCATGCTAATTCAGGGGCTGCAATAGCGTCCATCTGCTCAATGAGTTTAATCTCATCGGCCTTAGGCTTGCGACCTGCCTTGCCCTTTGTGCTGTGACCTCCGTTGTTTCTTCGTCCGTCCACGATTTAATAAAGTTCAATTAATTAAATCGGGTTCACCCGTTAGCGAACTTGTCTCCCATGATTTCCTTTGCCCGTACCTTTAGGCCCAGCTTCTGACATTGAATGTCGTAAAGCCTCTGCCACCTTTGAACGGTCAGGTTGGAATTACCGTACAAAGATAGCAAATAGTACCCGTCCGTTACTTGCGCCTCACTTGCGCGGTTCTGTTTGTTCCCGAAGAATATAGGCTGTCTGTCCGTCTGTGGTGCGGTCGGGATGATGCCCAGCTTTCCGAACACCCCCGTGTACATCAGTTCATCGGGTATGGTCGCATGAGTACCCCATGAGTGCGTAAGTAGGTGCGGGGGGAACCGCTTTACCATGTGCCAATCAAGGTGTGATTGAACGGTGTCCATCACTTCGCCCCTCTCGAAGTATAACCACGATGTTTGAACCGCGCAGACGGTACGGTCTTCGGGAATGGTGAACTGGTCAAACAGGCTATCCTGCGAAGTCCAAATAAGGTAATTGATACGCTCGCCTTTTTTGCCCTTTGCGATTATCTCAGTAGCCACCTGTGACCCTTTGAGCGCATCTAACCACGGCCTAACATCGGCAAGGCAGATAGCGTCAACATCCAATACTAAGAACCGAGTCAGACCCGCATCAATGCCCAGCCTGTAAAGTTGGGTCTTAGCTGTGTCC